TTGAAACATACGATAAGTCGTTAGATGTGTTTGCTTGTGTTAAAAAGATTTCAGCAAAGATTGCTTCAATAGAATATAAATTATTTAGAATTAAGAATTCAAAGGGTGAGCTTGAACAAATATTAGCGCACCCTCTTTTAGATCTATTAGCAAACCCAAGCCCATTTGTCAGTAAAGCAAAGTTAATTAAACTAAAAGAGATTAACGAATTACTAACAGGAGATGGATATTGGTATAAGGCAATGGTTGGAAATACAGTAGCAGAGCTTTGGAACTTAAGGCCTGATTGGATTAAAATTATACCAAGCTCAACAGATTATATAAAAGAATATATTTATAGAATACCCGGACAGAAAGAATTACATTTTACACCGGAGGAGGTTATTCATTTTAACGAACCATCTCCAATAAAAGAGTTTGCAGACAGGACAGGACAATCCCCTATAAGGCCAGCACAGGTCAGAGTAGACACAGAGGAGTTTGCAACAAAGTTTCAAAGAGATTTCTTTCACAATAACGCGCGTCTTGATGCAGTATTGCAATCAGATCAAACGTTAAACAAAGATAGGGTGCAAGAGATACGCGATCAATGGAGCAAGAAATACAAAGGAGTAGGAAAGAACTCAAAGATTGGTATTTTACAAAGTGGATTAAAGTATGTTCAGATATCAACAGCCCAAAAGGATATGGATTATATATCAGGACTTAAGGCGACAAGGGACGACATATTTATGGCATTTGAAATGCCAAAGTCAGTCATAGGGATAGCAGAGGATGTAAACAGGGCCAACGCTGACGCAGCTATGGCAAGTTTTTTAACAGAGAACATTAAACCAAAGATGAGAGATTTTGTAGATACATTAAATCAATCATTAGTTCCTCATTTTGGTAAAGGTTTGATATTAGATTTTGTTGATCCATCACCAGAGAACGTAGAAGAAAAGCTAAAGATATATGAGAATGCATCAAAAAATGGATGGATGACACAAAATGAAATAAGAGAGAAAGAGGGACTAATGCCATTAAAGACAGGAGGAGATGAACCATTAGCGAATAGTAAAATAAGTTCAATAGTTGGGTTGTCGGGAATGGTGCCACAAAAGAGAACTGTAATATTAGGACAAGTAGTTCAATCAGGTATCTTTGAGGGAAGAAAAGAATTGTTTAACGACATCAGGATTAAAGAATTAAAAGACAAAATTGGAAAGCAATATAAAAAAAAAGCATCAAAAGAAAAAAAAGAATTAGATGAGTTAAAACAAGAAAAGAGAAAGACAATATGGAGAACATATTTAGCGGACAGAGATCGCAGGAAAAATATATTGCTACCAGTTGTTAGAAAATTCTTAATAGACCAAGAGAAAAGATTGTTTAGAATTATAAACGAAAAGGATTATAAATACGAAGCCAATTATAAGAAGCACATTAAGAAAGCGTTATTAGATTTTGATTGGGAAATGGAGAATGAAAGGTTAATAGCGGCCATTACACCATCAGAATTAAAGATATTAAAAATATCCGGCAAAGCAGCGCTGGCCAGAGTTGGGGTTAGCAAACCATTCATATCAGAGGGATTTATAGGAATATGGTTGCAAAACCAGATCAAAGTGGACTCTTCCTTGATAAACAAGACCACCAGAACAAAATTATCAAAACAATATTACGAAGCGCTGGCCAAAGGAGAGGGTATCAATGAAATAAAAGAAAGGGTTAAAAATGTTTATAAGATTAGAGGAGATGCAGAAGCTGTTAGGATAGCAAGAACCCAAACAGGAGCTATTATAAACGAAGCAAGCGTGGAAGCATACAAGCAAAGCGGGGTTGTGCCGAAAAAAGAATGGATTGCTACAATGGATAGTAGAGTAAGGCCATCTCACGCAGCAGCAGATGGACAAGTAGTAGATGTAGATAAACCATTTGAGGTTGGCGGAGAATTAAAAGACGCTCCAAATGATATAAATTGTAGGTGTGCAATTGGTCCGGTTATAGAATAATAAAATTAATATAACATTATGTTTAAAAAAGATTTAATTTTTGAAGTAAAGAAATCAAACGACGACAACAGAACAATAGAGGGAGTGTTTTCAACTGCCGACGTTGATCGTTCTGGCGATCCTCCAATAGAACAGGAAAGCTGGAATTTAAAGAACTTTAAGAAAAACCCAGTAGTTCTATTTGCTCACGACAGTCGCAATATACCAATTGGAAAGGTTACTAAATTAAAATTAGACGAGAAAGGAAATCTTGCCGGTAAGATTATGTTTGCAGTTGACGAGGGAGTAGGTATTTATGGAGATTTAATAAAGACAGTATACAACTTATATAAGGGTAAGTTTATGCGCGCATTTTCAGTAGGATTTAAGTTAGGAGAAATAACAGACGATAAGAAAGGAATGAAATTGATTAAGAATGAATTATTAGAAATATCTTGTGTTCCTGTCCCGGCCAACGCATTAGCTTTAGCAAAAGTAAAAGGATTAGATTTAGAGGCCCTTGATAAGGTAGATGAGATTGAGGAAACAATAGATTTCAAGAAAGACGCAGAAAGCAACGAGGATAGCCCTGACGAGGGAGCAGGGGACACAGGGGATAATAACGAGGAAGTAGAGGAAGACACACCAGAGGACGACACAGGGGACACAGGGGACGCAGAAAAGGCAATTAAGACAGAAATATCTGCTGAATATGATAAGGAAAATAATAAAGTTATCATAAAACAGGATGGAAATATTATAAAAGAAATTAAATTATCATTATTAGATAATAAGGTCGTGACCGAAAGCTCTAACGAGCAAAAGGAAAAATCGCCAAAGAAAGCGATAAAAACCTTAAACAAAATAATCCGAACGCTTCTCACAGAGAAGCAAAAGGTTAGAAGTAATTAGATATTTTTTATGTTCGTATTAAAAGATATTTTAGCCAAAGAACTCAAAGACCTTTCTGATGAAGAAAAAACATTTTTAGCTGAGCACGCCAGTGAGTTAACTGACGAGCAAGCTAAGAGTTTTGAAATCACCAAAGAAGTTAATGAGGAACTTGACACAAAAGGATTAGATGAATTGGTAAATCTTTCTGTTGAGAAAGAAGTTAAATCAGTTGTTAATAAAATGGTTGCAGTTAAGAGAGGAGAAATCAATATGGCCAGCGAAACATTGCCAACAAATGGTAAATGGGCCAAAAAGACACTTGACTGGTGCGTAGCATTAACACAAGGAGATTTAGTTCAAATGAAAGCATTAACCACTTCATCTTCTGATACTCCAAAAGCAGGATATACTATCCCATCTGAATTATTTAACGAAATAATCAGATTAGTTGAGGATGTATATGGTGTTGCTCGTAGAGAAATGAGATACTTACCTTTCAGCGGCCCAGGAAATACAAGAGATATTACTGCATTAGGTAGTTCTATTTCTATGACTTGGACTGATGAAGCCGTAGCGAAGACAGCAACCCAACCTGTATTTGAAAGAGTGCAACAAACATTAAAGAAATTGGCTTGTATTATTCCTATGACAGAGGAGTTGTTACAGGATACCGCAATCAATTTACCCGGTTTGTTAGCTGATTTAGTAGCCGAAGCGACTGCTAAAGAGGAAGATGAACAATTCTTTAATGGAACTGGTGCGCCTTGGACTGGTATTTGTAATAATGGGAGTGTAACTTCTGTTGTAATGGGTGCTGCATTAGGATTTGCTGACATTACTGCTGAAAACTTATTAGATATGCAAGATGCAGGTTTAGTAGGTGCGCATAATGGAGCTAAATACTATTTGCAAAGAACTATTTTCAGCTATGTTAGAAAATTGAGAGAAGACTCAATCGCAGCTGGCGATGGTTTAGGAGCATTCATTTATCAAAGGCCACAAGGAGAAATCCCCGGAACTATTTGGAACTATCCTTTTGAATTAGTAGAGGGAATGCCTGACAAAGATGATGACGCCATCAATAAGGGTTTTGTTATCTTCGGTAATCTTAAACGATATGCTATCTATGGAGACAAAGGTGGTATGCAGGTTAAGATTTTAACAGAAGCTACCATTACTGATACAGACGGACAAACCTCAATCAATCTTGGTCAACAGGATATGATTGCTTATAGGTTTGTGGAAAGAGTTGGTTATGTTTTACCAAAACCAACTGCCATTGTTGTTCTTAAGACATCTGGAACAATCAGTTAGATTTAATAGGATATGGGGTTGTAATAAAAACAACCCCCATATTCGATAATTAAGAAGTTTTGTATGGAGTATAAAAATAAACAGCTTATAAATTATAATACGCGTATGACTGAAGTAAAAAAAGAGAAAAAGGTTAGCTTTTTTGATCCGGTAGTCAATGCTTTTAGGGAAATCCCCATTAGTTTGGCTAAAAAATATGTCGTCGGAGTAGAAGAAGTTAAAAAACAATTAGATAAACTTAACAAATAATCTTTATGATTAAATTAAAAGATAAAGGCACATTCAAAAAGAGGTGGACTATTGAAAGATTTGCTTCACAGGCAGATTTTGAAAAGGGTAATTGCTATAAAAAGAGTGTTGTAAATCATAATATTCTTGTTAATGAAGGGATCAACGAGTTATGGACGCTTATTTGTGCCGCAACAGGAATAAGATATGATAATACTAATGCTTTTTTGATTGTAGGAACTGGAGTTGGCGCGGCCAATGCCGCTGACACACAGGCAACCTTTACGGCAGGAGTAACAAAAGCAATGGAAGATGGTTATCCAACTTATGGCACAGATCAAAAAGCCACTTGGAGAGCAATTTATGCTGCAGGCGACGCAAATCAATTATGGAATGAGTTTGGAGTATTAAATGCAGCCACAGGAGAACAATTACTAAATCGTTTAGTTTCTGCTCAAGGAACAAAGACAGCAGGACAGGTTTGGCAGTTAACATTTACGATTACATTATCCTAAACAAGAAGTATATGATGAAAAAGTTTGAAAATAATATACTTATAATTTTTAGATATGTCTACTACATTTAAGAATATAGTTAATCGTTTTAATACAACAATAAAAGCCGCAAGCAGTAT